AAGTTCTTAAGTTGTAGACTATGTTGGTTAGAGTTATGAACTGGGTAAGCCGGCATATATTGCTGGCTCCTTTCATGTGTCTGTTCCTGCTGTTCGGATCATGTGGCAGCTCGCATAAATCTGTCAAGTCAGACACTAAGATTATACAGAAAGATAGTACACGTGAATCTGTCAATATCGTACACGGATCAAGTACGTCTTTGAGCGAACTCATTACCACTAATGGTAACTATGTAATTGATTTCCGTATCTATGATACCCGAAAACCGCCCGACAGTCTGACTGGAAAACCTCCGTTATTGGCAGACGGTCATGTGGAAGGTGATTTCAGCAAGAATAAAAGGAAGGAAACTGCAACCAAAGACAGTACGGAAGTGAAAGCTGACAAGGAAACCACTTCCAATACCCGTGAAGAAAACCGGTCAGAAACCATAAAAGAGAAAAAAGAATCCACGCTGCCTGAACAAATCGGTTTTGCCTGTGTTTGTGTAACCGTTTTGATTGTCGTTATGCTGATAGTAAAGCATTGGCACAACAGACAATCTTCATCATAAGACTTTAAATTTATAAATTGAAATGCCTCGGCTCGTGATGAGTCGGGGCTATTTTTTGTTATCTTTGCCGGAACTAACATTAACTTATGTATTATGGCTGAAAAAAAAGAATCTTATTCCGAAGAGGAATTGAATGAAATGATCGTATGGTTCAACAACCATGCTGATGAACTTCCCAAAGAAATGCAGATTAACAAAGCAGCTTTCACACCAAATTTGAAACTTACTGTTGAAAGTTGTATCATGCAGGCTAAGCAATGTCTGGGCAACTATAAGATGGCCGGAGCTTTCCGGATGCTCCAACAAATCAGAGAGAACCTTGAAAACAATAAATGATATCTTTAATTATTTAATAAGCAAATCAGGCTGTTTCTTCATTGAAAAAATATAAAAGTGGCAACTTTAAAAAAAACAATTGTATAAATGATTAGTTCTCGGTATTTTTTATAATTTTTTTTCTTGTTCGGGCAAATATGGTGCAAATAATTATTATATAATATATAAAACAT